GATCCAGAGGCTGTACAAGCTTAGGAGGAGTCTGCCAGAATCTATAACGAATAGTGTACGGCCTGTCTGGTGAGGGGGTCACTCCATAACCGTTACCGTGTGAAGGGTAAACAAAATCAGGAAGTCCTCGTCCTAACGGCTGACGGTCATCATCTAGATCTCTGTAGTATGCGTAGTATTTATCTCGATCCTGAAAGGCCAGAGTCTTAGAGTTAATGTTCTGTTCTGTGTTGCGTTGAATCTGAAACGAATCCCAATCAGGTCGGGCCATGTTGCTAGGCCAAAGGTACTCTTCTTGTCCGACAACCAGTGGCTCTTCTCGTGCAGTAGCGTTGAAAGGCCAATTCCAAGCAATCTGATTAATTTTGTTTACTGTATTCTGAATAGCGTCTTTAGCACGACCTTGAATACCACGAGCCCCTACGAAAGTACCTTCAGTAAGCTCTACTTCATTAAATTTACGAAGCAACTCATTTGTAAGGTCAATGAAAGTTGAAGGCATTGGTTACTCCGCTTAAATCAATAAAGGAAAGGGAGCCCACTAGGAGCCCCCTCAGGATTGAGCTGCTTAGGTACGGGTGGCAAGACCAGCATTCGAAGTACGACCAGACAGATCCAGAAGCTCTGCACCTACAATAACAATACCGGAGGTAAGAGTACCGGTAAGAGCAGTGATAGTGAGAGTAATGTAATCAGTCGTATCACCTACGATAAGTGCATCACCACCAGCAGAACCAACCACAGCACCTACTGGGGCGGTCCGATAGTTGTACGCATTAACGTAGCGGGTTGGGGTCGTTGCTTCAGTACCTACACTTAAGGTTACAGCAGTAGCCTCAGCGTTAGGAGCCTGTCGAACACCAAGAGTACCAAGAGTGACTGCCGAACGCATAGGTACATACTCAGTACGAATAACGTCACCAGCAACTAGAGCAGAGCCCTTAGCAGCAGCAACTTCGGCAAAATTGATTACAATGGGAGTAAACCCACGAGTATGCACATTAGCGTGCTTTGAAGGATGTGTATTGGCAATAGTACCAAGTACCATGTTAATAGTAGCCATATTTGTATTTTCCTTTGTTTAATGGGTCAAACCTAAGGGGGCGCTTATTAGGCTACCCCCTGTATGGCTGTCTTAGTTCTTGGAGTACTTGGCCTGAATGAGTGACTCAGGACGAAGGATCTTACGACCGTACATCTGCATACCGCGAACGATATCACCGAAGGAGTCAGGATCACGGAAGCTCTCGGTCTTGTTGATCTGTGAAGCCGTAGCAACAGCAGAATCATGACCAGCTAGAAGCAGACCGAAGTTGGTAGCAGAACCACCAGCAGTCGTTACGTCAGCACCGTTACCTACGTAGGGGAGGTTGTTAGATACGTAAACGCGGAAACCACGAATCATACCCTTCATACCGTTGTTCTTACGTAGAACGTCACCAGCGTCCTGTCCACCAGCATAGTCGTTGTCAACTAGCTTGGAGTTCTCATCTTGCATCATTTCCCAGAAGACAGGATCAGCAACGAACCAACGGCCTTCCTTATCAACGTTCTGCTGATCGAGGATACGAGCCATACGGTTCATGATCTGGAGAGGAGTAGCGTCGTAGGTACCAGAGACACCAGTCACAATGGACTTAGAGTTATTGGTTTCAGATCCTACGAAAGCGTTACGACCTAGCTTCTGTGTAGTGAGAAGTTCATCGGCACCAGCATTCACATCGGCCTTAGTACCAACGGGAGCAGTACGAGGAACCCAAGTCGTAATTCCGTTTGCTTCTACAGCTTCGTAACCAGCTAGATAACCGAGTACGTCAGTTTCGTGAGCATCCTTTAGTCGGTAGGCTGCACGATCAGAGGCCATGTCTTCCCAGTTAACGTGTGACTGAGAAACTTCGATATCATCAACTCGGAACTGGAAGTAGTTAGCCCGGTCAACGATAAGTGTGAAGTCAGAGTCGAGTAGCTCCTGAGAGGTAGTCTGTGTACCACGAGCATACTTACGGACAGAGATTTCAGGCTCCTTGATGATCTTAACAGAGTCACCGTAGTTAGCAATCTCACCAAAGTAGTCGTTGTTGGTGATGTCTTCAATTACAGAGGACTTACGAAAAGCCTTCTGAACCTTCTTAGAGAAGATAGTAGGAGAGAAGACGCCATTTGGAAGGTTGTTATAACCGGCTGCGCGTTGAAATGCCATTTGTTTAGTTCCTTTGAATAGAAAATTTGTTTTTGTTGTTGGGTTGGTTAGGAACAAATAATCTATAAAGAGGCTAGTACTAAGTGAAGGAGCCTAAGGAAGCAACTGGCCGGTCACTTCCCTTGGGGTTCACTGTTCACAGGTTGTCTTTAACAGTTTTAATTTGTTTTACTCAAGTTGAAGTAGGGAGGCCTTGGTAGCGGCTACTTAGGATGATACAGATAGATCGTACTTGAAGCGACCATCGCGAATGGCCTCACGAATCTTTTCCTCGTGTCGTTCGTACTCGTTCTGTGACATCTTGTTTACTTGAGACTCGGTGTAGATCGCATCGGATCCACCAGTTGGGGCTTCACTTGTGGAACGGCGAGAGCCAGAGGCATTCTCAATTTCACGTTCCTTTTCGCGCTTCCCCTTATTGTTACGAGCCTTATACAGGTCTACAGCATCAATAGCAGACTGTGCATCGGTCTCGTTTTCCCAGAGGGCATCCTGTACCCAATTAGCCTGTGATTCAATCCACTTCTGGAAATCATCATCTTCTACAAGCTTATCAAAGTCAGGATGTACCTTCTTGATTTCTCGATAGGCCTTTTCCTTTTCGCGTTCCAGCTTGGAGTTTGCAATCTCCTCTTCTAGCTGCTTAACACGATCGAAACGGCCCTCTAGCATACCATTACCTTCAATGATACGCTTCTGGACTAGAGTATCTACCATCTTACTTACAACGGGATACTTTGTAATCCATTCATTAAACTCACGTTCATCAGCCGGGAACTTCATGTTCGCCTTGTTCGACTGCTCAACCTGAGATTCTAGTTCCTTGATCTTGTTCTTTAGTTCGTCTTCCTTCTTAGAGCTATGTCGCCTAAGATCACCGTGACGCTTCTTCCAACTCTTTTCTTCTGAATTAAGTTCTTCTTCGGGATTTGCACCCGCATCGGGCTGCCGCCCTGGATCACCACCTTCCGGATTACGTTCTTTTAGAAGTTCATCTAGACCTTCATTAGGGTCACGGGAATTACGATATCGACTCATAAATATTTCCTTGTTCGGGGCCACGTCTTGTGGGAGGCCGATGGTTAAACACCAGATTTCTTCTCTCCCTTGTCCTTGCTCTTTTCGCTAGCAACAGACTTATCAACAGAGGAAGACGACTTAGAGGATGATTTAGTGTTGTCATCCTTTGACCTAGTAGACATAGATTTAGAATTTGAAGTATTGAGTCCACTAGATTTAGAACCAAGACCCTTGCCACTCGAAGACTTGGATGAAACGTTGTCATCTTTAGTGCGAGTCGACATTGACTTGGAATTAGCAAATCCTTTACCACCAGACTTGCTATCGGTTGAGGAGGTGGGGGAACTCTTGGTTCTGCTCCCTAGGCCCACACTTGTACGCCTGTCTCCTGAAATTTGTTTATCTTTGTTTTCTACGTTACGACCAGCCTGAGAAGAAAGAGAACGAGAAGTGAAAGTGTCATCAGCTTGTTTTCTAGCTTCCTTCGTTTTGGCTTCTGTAGAGGTGTATTCTCCTGTAATCTTTCCAATTCGATGGCCAGCTTCAGTAATCGTATCCGTTAGATTACCAGCCCAAGCGGGATTAGCAATATCTGGATTATAGTAGTGAGTGGCATCGGGCACATCAGGAACGTTCTTACCATCATAGAAATCTCGAATGGACTGCTTTAGGTTCTGCCCAAACTCTTGATAGTTCTTGTTAGTTACGGCTCGATTTTCAGGAGAAAGTGAATTATACTGAGTTCCTGTGAACGTTGCTTTAGGCCCAACAGACTCAATACGATTATTGATAGTAGATGCAAGATTAGCCACAGCTTTAGGGTTATTCATTGCACTAGGGTCTAACTCGCCAGCTAGCGTATAGGCCATAGCATCAATCTGTGCTTCACTGGGACGCTTCCCATAGCCAGAAGTTGCAACTTGGCCGATACTCATAGATCCGAAATTAGGACGACTCTGAAAGGCTGGATCCTGTTCAATTGCGTCAAGACTAGGTGCAGAGCTTACTTTAGAAGTATCTGATACAACAGAACTACGTGCAGTAGGTGTAGGACCAATACGAGGACCAACGTTACCGTTCACACCAGCGCCGTGCATAGCTCTTAGAGTATCTCTAGACCATTCAGGCATCTGATCAATACTAGCACCAGCATAACTGCCTCCAACACCCCACTGAGCAGGAGAAGTTCTACGGGAATCTACGTGAAGAGATGTACCAGAACCATAGATACCAATACCACGGGCACCAGCTTGTACAGCAGCTTCTAGAGCATCCCGTTTTTGTTCATTAGACCAACCAGCAGTATTGATGTCGATAGCGTTACCGCTCATGTGCTGTGATCTGTTAGCACCACCGGCTCTAGCGTTACTCGATGGACTACGATAACCTGAGTTAATCCCTGCTCCGGGAACTGCTTCACCAACTCGATCTGCTACGTTCTGAATATCGCTTGTTAGACCCGTACGATCAAAGCTTTCGACAGTTCCCTTTGAACCAACTGCCGGCTCTCTACGATTAAACGCAGACATAGAAGGAGCTTGTCGCATATCCGTACCCTTGTATCCACCATCAATAGGAGGGGCACTACTGCTAGGGATATTTGTACGTTGTGAACCAATAGTTTGAGTTGACTGTGCTTGGGGATCCAGGTAACTATCTACAGGAGTAGGACCAGTTGAAGGCGTGTAGTCCTTAGGAACGAAGCCGTCCATGGGTTGTTCAGGGGCTGTACCAGTAGGAGCTTTCGGTTCACCGATACCAACACCAAACTTACTTAGCTGACCTCTGTCGTTAAACTTGTTCTTGAACTTATCGCTGTTAACGACACCTTTGGCTACAACACCTGCGGCCAAACCAGCAGGACCACCAAGAGCAGCACTGGCAGGAAGACCAACACCGCTAGTAAGTAGACCATTACGCCAACCAGTGTTTCCATCCGCATTTTTGTTACCCAAAGCTTCGTTGATCATGCCCTGAGGACCAAGGAAACCATTCACAGGCTCAAGATCCATTTCAGAAACAGAACCACCATTCTCTCTAGGCTGAGCTACCTGACCGTCTCTAAGGCTGATTTGTTCAACAACAGATGGTTCGGAAATGGGAGGAATATTTGCAGATGAGACAGGGACAGTAGTACCTCCTGAGGGGACAGAAGAATTAACTGGTACTGCCTGACCCTGCTCATCAAGGGCTACAATGGTATAGCCAGTTAGATCATCAACTGGAAGGCTTGTCTCTGCATCGTAGAATACAACACGGATAATACCACTACCATCACGTTCTAATCGGCTATACGCTTGCTTGTTCATTATTCAGCTTTCTTTAGTACTTCTTCACGAAGGGTGAACAAACGCTTGGCTTCTGCAATCTGACCCTGTAGCTTGTCAACATCAGTAAGAGAAGCAACTTCTAGTTTTGTACGAAGATGTTCAATTCGATGCTTAGCATAAATCTGAAGGTCATCGTAGAAGTCTGAATTAATCAGTGGAATCAAACTTCTTGCTGTTTCTTTTTCCATCAAACCTGTCCTTGTTGCGCTGCTTGAGCGTTTGCTTGTGCCCCACCACCAGATGCACCACCTGCTCCAGTGAATCCAGCAGCACCGGGCTCAGGAGCCGCACCAGGAGCAACGTTACCATTGCCGGTACCTGTGGGGTCACTTACTGGTGGAGGCCCTCCTTGAGGCTGTGTGGCTCCCTGTGGAGGTTGTCCTAATGCTTGCTGATACTTCTGCATGATCTGTGCTTGAATCATAGCTGCACGAGGATCATTGATAAACTTATCTTGATCTAGTTCCAGAGTAGCAGCAATCTCGCGGAGTACTGTGTCCCACTTGATCATAGGAGCCATCATTGGGTTCGAGCCGACTTGCATTAGCTGCATAAGCTTCTGACTACGAACTTCATTACGCATCAGACTTTCTGTACCACGAGCGTATACGTCTAGATCACCTTCTGTGTACTTCTCCTTGAAGTTGAACTGCATATTGAACGCAAAGAAGTCCTTGCCCAACGGAGTCAGCAAATAATCATCGAAGTTTCGTACAACAGACTTGATGTTCTGAGCAGCAGCACCCATTAGCATTGACATACCAGAAGCTGTACGACCTACACCAGTAACTCCTGTACCACCGTGTGCATATGAGGGCATACCAGTAGATTCATCTGCTAGCTGTCGAGCCTTATCGAACATAAGCATTGTTTCGTTACTAGTACTTGGGAAACTCGTACCAAAGATTGCCTGTCCAGGGGCACCACCACTACGGCGCCAAATCTTACCGGGGTAGATGTCCATATCCTGTCCGGGCACTAGCATATCCTCGTTGACTTCGATCATGAGGTTGCCAGCCTTAGCAGCGTTATCAACAGCCATACGCATAAAGCCGTTCATGAGCAACTGAGTATCTTCCATGTTCTCTGCAACGCCAACACCAAAGATTGAATATGGGTTGATTTCGTAGGGAACTAGGTGATATGGAATGCGATGAGGTTTGAACGGATTGACAATCATACGAAGAATATAACCGTTGCAAGTCCAGATGTTTACATGGAATTCGTCGTCGTTGCGTACATCTGTGGGAATCTCGAAGTCGCCAAATTCTTCAGCAGTCTTTCGATCAATTGTACCCCAGAACTCTAAGACCTCATAACGGTCAATGTTTGAAGTATCTCGATTATCGTCTAGGACTCGTTCCCAGTCTTGCGGTTCGTAGTTAGGTCCACGATCAATGGCTTCTTCAATACTATCTGCACGATACGAGGCATTCTTCTTCAGGGCACGAAGTTCGGTACGACTCATTCGGTGGCGCTCGATAAAGTATTCACACTCAGGAACACTACGAGCATCTGGATCTGGATAAGAGTTCCAAAGAGACGTATAGTTAATACGAGGAACAATCTTACGGACTGGTTCGTATTTGCCTTCTTTTGTCCACTTAGGATATTCCTTAAGTTCTGTAAATGGACCCTTGATGATTCCAGTGCCAAGCATTGCACACTCTAGAGCAGCAGAACGAAGGTGCTTATCAGCGTTACTCTCAGCTAGCTGGTCATGGATTTGCTTTTCCATCATACGGGCAGCTTCTTCAGCAGGACTAAACACAGCCTCTGTAGGAAGACCTGTGGCACCACTCTTGGCTTCTAAACCAGCTTCGTCAATCTTATCTTGAATAGCCTTCATGGAAGCCATAATTGCAGGACGAGATACTGTAGCAGAGAGTTCCGGACCCTTGGCTACCTTAGCATTCGGATCCAGATCAATACTTACTAGTTCTTCTACGCCTTCAGGTACAGGAGTTGGCTCCACACCAATAGGGAACTTGTTAGCAGCAAACAATACGTCAGTGATCTGAGCATAAGCAGCCAGAACCTTAGTCTTAGTGATCTTAAGGAACACTCTGCTTTGCTCAGTATCAGTAAATTGATTATCTGGTCCGTACTGTCCTCGGAAGTTTCGATAGGCTGTTTCCCACCGGTCTTCATCTGATCTGCGTCGATCCTTTGCTTTCTGAAACCGATGTTCTACGTATTCAATGACACCAGCCATCTTGTACGTTTCTTGTTCTACGTTACCAGACTCTTCTAGAACAATAGCGTCTGTACTGTCAAACTCCCCAGTCTGATCTTTCACTTGATCGGGAAGCAGACTAGTTGTTTTTGTTTCAGTACGGGGTACTAGTGCCATTTAAGCATCCTTATAGAGAAGTAAGTGCAGTTCCGTTGTAGATAGCCAGAGAACGAGTAGGAGAGCCGTAATCTGTAGGAATAGTCACTCGATTTTGGAAGTCTGTATCAGTTGCCGAGATATGTGTTTCATCATAGACTCGATGTTCTACAACAGTTGATACTGAAGTACCGTCCACATAGCCAACCTTGTTAAAAGCGGGCAAACTAACGGTCTGTGACTGAACTGGTCCTGCTGGAGTAAATACACCAGAAGAGTTACGTCGAGCTAGACAAGCCTTTAGAATACCATTTTGATACTGAAGACCAACTCGGAAATAATCGCCGTTCGAGCTACTTGGAGTTAGGGTCATAGTGCCAGCAGAAGTAATGATTACAACGTCCGCATTGGAATTGAAACCAACCGTTAGTACAACTGCACCACCTGAGTCTTCAAAGTAAGCTAGACGACCATTTGCCACTGCAGCGTTGGCCCCTGAACGGACAAACATAAGAGTCTGTTCATTCTTGGCAGAGTTGTACGGCTTCACTACACCATCTGCAGTATCCTTACGAAGGAATCTGTTCCAAGGCATCTTAACGTTAGTACCACGTAGACCAGAAGAGTTATTTACTAAAGATGTACCCTCTAGTTCGTATGGGCGGAATCCTGTAGGCTTGGCAAATAAAATACGAGAAGCACGAATGGCATTCTTTGTAGGATTGATCTGCATTGCCTTCTGAATAGCTCGATACAGAATATCAGGGGCACCATCAGAAGCTCGGTAGATGTTCTTAGCTCCGTTAGCAAAGTCTGTCTTGTCTGTCCAAGATTGAATCTGAACTAGGTTAGCTGTACTCTGCATACAAAGAGCAAGGTAATATGCCATATAGTTTGTATGGTAAACGTATTCTTCTGGAGAACCTCGGGTAATACCAAGACCAGTAAGAATGGCATCATCTTCTGAGTTATCGAGTAGTAGGTTCACTTCACCTAGAGTAATACCTAGTCCGAGTGCATTGGCTTCATAGTTTCTCCATCGAAGATCATTAGGAACAATCATTCGACCAGGGGACATGTGAGACTGGAAGTTTACACCATCAATACGGCCAGGATAACCAGCAGCTTGTGCCCTCATGCCTGTACGAACGTTAAAGTAGAAACGCTCCTGTCGTTGAATCTGATGGGCAGTACCGGCAAACCAACTATCTGCGTTAGTACCGAAACCATAGATACCAGTATTCTCAGCAATACCGAAATCACCGATAGCATACTTAACGCCAGTTCCCCAAGTTGAGAGAGCCTTGTTAAACATGTAAAGCCAACCGAAAGCACCGGGATCAGTAGTGATACCGAATGGAGCAATCTCGTTAGCCCAGTCCGTTGAGTTCCGGAAAGCAGTCGTTAGGGGAGATACCTTAACGTAATCCGATACAGCATTGTCAACAATCTCGTTAACAGCATCAAGAGTCTGTAGAGCAGCAGTATATCCGTTATCGTCCCAGTTCTTCTTGTATGCGTTATTGATAATGTCTAGCTGACCCTTTACTGTAGAAGCTGTAGGAGCCCAACCAGAGGGGTTGCCGTTATGCCAGTACATACAACCATGTAGCTGCTTCTGTGGAATAGCTAGCTGTGTACGGAAGTTATTGCCACCACTGAAGTTAAATCCAGTTGAAGTCATAAGACCACTTGTCAGGGTAGCAACAGTAGACAGCTTGTCTTGGTTAGCAAACGAAATGGAGTCTAGATTAGCACGGGTCTCGGCTACACTGTACTGTGGGTTTGGTACTCCCGGCTGTAGCTGAAAGAAGTCGTCACCAATTGCAAGACCGACACTTGTAGCGCCACCAGTTGCATTGGCCACCATTCCCTTCAGAGTGGGATCAGCTACAGCTACTGGATTAGTGATACCGGCAAGTGAGATTTCGAAAGGTAGATCGTTAGTATCAACTACTCGAACGTTTCCTGTGATCTTGTTGTTAGTAACGGCAGTTGTGGTTAAAGGTCCAATAACTTCAATACTTCCATCACTCATTACCAGAATAGGCGAGGAACTATTTAGAATTGTACGTGTACTGGCCATATTTAGCCCTCTCTAAAGGTAGCTATAGGAGTCCCAATCAAGGGCGAAGATGGTAGCGGAATAGGTGTATATGAAGAAGAATACCCTACGGGAGTCATCGTAACAGAACTATCGGAAATTACTGTACCAATGAGTGGACTAGAAGGGAGCGTCCTAGAAGTTGTACTAAATGCAGTTGTGATTAGTTTAGTAACAAAAGCGCCCAAAAGAGGAAGGGCACCACTAAACATTGTTGCAATAGCCCCTCCTAGATACACCTTAGTGATTGGGGATGTACCGAGATAGATAGGCATTAGGCAGTGACCAGATATAGTGTATTAGGATCTTTGGTTGTAAGAGCATCGTACTGAGCCTGAGTTAATACAACAATCTTCGAACCAGCCCTGAATACAGCAGCCACAAGTTCTTCACTAGCCCCTGGGGCGATCTTCTCAATCAGTTCACCTAGAGGACTTCCACCGGGAATAGCCATTCATTTCTCCAAACAAATTGTTGTTACTTTGTTTAATATCCAAAGATGGGATCTACTGGACGTCTGGACATTTGTGTAGCCCTTTGTGCGCCCCATTCATTTACCAAACTATGAGGACGTGGCCTCGACATGATACCGTACCTCAGTGCGTCGTACGTGTGATCAGAAACAAACCGATCGTCAATGTCATCCCCACCATGAGGATCAGTAGGAATAACCTGAAGATCAGAGATAAGCTGACGACAATTATCAAAAATAACAATACCAGCCATACCTGAAACATCGTCTACCCTTAGAAGTTCGTGCAGTCTGTTTCGTCCTGCTACACGGCTTCCTGCACCACGATCACTAGGGCGGAAGCGAGCCCCTTCAGCAGCAATTTCTTCAGCAATCACAGGCCCTGAGTTACCTCGGGTATGAAACACAGAAGAGTCCATGATACCGTAGGAAACTCTTTCGTTGTTCTCTTCCTCTATTTGTACAATTCTAGCGCCAAGTTCTTTGCCAGTGTATTTTGATACGTATAGTTCGCGATAAACCACAAGACGATCCCATACAGGGTCAACGGCAAACCAAAGCACAGCAGAATGGCTGGAATAACCAAAGTCACACGATCTAAACCGACGCCACTCGTGAGGAATGAAAAAAGGCTCGCATACGTGAGTACCAATCCTAAATTCTGGAAAAGCAGCGCCCTGTGCAATAGACCAATCGCCTTCAAGAAGCTGTCGTCTTTGCTGTTCGGGAAGCGATAGAAGTGAAGCCTCATATTGGCCGTCCTCTGCTAGGTAAGGATTGTCACTTAGCTTAGCTGGAATGAACTTACGAGAGAACAAAGGTTGTCCTGCTTTCGGGTGTCCACTAGGATAAACTAATTTCTCTCCTGTATCTACGTCTCGTGCAGCAAAGCTAGTGTTGGGAGGGGCCGGATCAATAAACATACGCTTAACCCAAGCATGTCCGGGACCACCAGGGTTTGTTGTAGCCCTCATTTGAAGGGGAAGATCCTTAGCAGTTGTACGTAGACGCGAACGAAGGAAGTTCCAAGCATAAGGAGTAGGGTACTGAGTCAACTCGTCCATGGCAATCCAAGAGAAAGCCTGACCAGTGTAGCGCATAACGTCATCGTCTCGATCTAGATAGGCCATCCAGAGGGTTGCGCCACTTGGAAACCGCCATTCCGACCGTTGTGAGTGGAAAGTAGCCTTGGGAAAGGCCTTTTTATACAAAAATTGAGATTCACGAATTAGATCACGGAGAGCATCGTTAGTTCTACGAATGATTAGGCCGTTAAACTTAGGATGATCGAAGTATCGCATAGGATCTGCAAGAATTGCGTAGGATTTTCCACCACCAGCAGCCCCTCCGTAGAGAACTTCCTGATCAGATGCGTTTAGGAACTGGGTTTGTGGTCCGGGGTTGGGCTTGAAGACAATGTTCGCTTCAGGTTCCAGGTCTTGAGGAACATAAACACCGAGCCCGCTGTCATTAGTAGTGTCATTTTCCGTTGCTTTCCCGTTGATTTTATCTAGTGTCTTCTGATTTCTCGTGATTTGCCGTCTAGCGTGAGCTTTTCGTTCCACTAGTTTACGTAGGCGTTTCTCTTCACGAGTCTTTGGCTTCTTCCACGTATCTAAACGTAGCTGTCGATCTGTATTTTCGTTATCTAGAACAACTTTGTCCCAAACAACACCTAGACCAGCATGTGAAATAGGCTTACCAGAAGTTAGAGTTAACCAAGCGGAGGCATCTCGAAGGGACTTTCCGTTCTCTACTGACTGTAGGGCTTGTTCAATGTACGGGACTAACTCGTAGTCTACAACAAACTGTGTGTTATCGTATGGATCTTTCTTCCAACCGTAGGGAATTCGTACAGTCTTTTCGGTTTTCTTGTGGATTTCCCACTTAAATTTAAGCTTCATCGTCCGGAACCTCTACAAAGCCCATGTAGCTATAGGGGTGTCCATCGGGACGAGTCTGTTCGTTTAGCTCTTGAACAGAAATAGGTGTATTATCCAGTAACTCAGGACGATTTGAATTAGGTACGTACTCTGGATCCTTACGTTCTGCGTGTTCTTTCATATCTGCAAAGCTGTGCTGTAGATCAGGATCGTTCTTATCAAAGAATCCCTCAGCAGCTTTAACCAGATTTTCAGCAATAGCAATTTTCATAGCAAGTGGGCTCCTTTCGAGCGGTTGCTTAAGGTTATTTTGTTATAGTAGGTTGTCCATGTCTACGGTTTCCTTAGGAGGTAGAAGAACAACAGTAGCTCCCTTGACCTCAACCTCTACTGCTTCCTTCTTGACCAGACCAATACGATCTAGAATCTGACTAGCAGTGTTGATCTTCTCACGGGCGTTCATTCCAGCCTTATCCTCTAGAACATCGTTGTACGTGTGAGCAGCCTTTACTCCGTACGATACAAGAAGATTCTTAGTAACTTCCATGATCTCGGACTCTAGACTGTTCACAATCTTCTTCAGAGAAGTGTTAGGAGAATAACCAGCTAGAGATTTAGCCTTGTGGAAATCACCCTTGGCTTCTCCTGCAAGAGCCTCCAGAAACTTCTCTTCACACTCAGTTAAAGTCTTCTTTTGTTCAGCCATAAAGGCGCACTCCATTCGATTATTACAAGTAGTACCAATTCTCTTTGGGTACACTACTAGGACAAGCGGTTACAGTTTTGATTTTCCTAAAATATATTTTGTACAAGCATAGCTATCCCCACCCCACCCCCTGGTCACTTGCCCTCCCTCCGCAAGCTCCGGTCAGTATCGCCTTCGGCTCTCGCCCCCTCGGGTAAGTATTCATGAGGGAGATACTTTAAAGCGCCCCTAAGAAATCAATCCTAAGAGCGCAACCAAGTATAGTATTACTGTCTTTGTATTATACCATAAGAATAGACACAACTATTCATTAAAGACTTGATGTAACGATAGTTATTCCAGGTAGTATATACTAGTAGTATTGATCTTTTAGACTGTGTTACTGAACTTTTCTAGATTATTTAGCAGTGAATCAACAGTGAATACCCAACTAAGCTAGATAACGTTAACCAGTAGCTAGTAGCGTAGTAGGCTATCTGTTGTATAATACTTTAAGTTCTCTTTATCTTATACATCATTATACCATAATTGAAAACTGTTGTCAAGCTTTTTCTTCAGTTTTGAGCAAAATAGTGCAATTTTCTTCAGTTTTGACCCTGTAAACCGCTGTTTTAAACTGGAAACACAGAAAATCACTACTTTAAGGGCGCCTAAAAAGGAAACTCTTTCTTTTGTATGATCTTAAGGGCGAATGCCTGTTGACGCCCCGTGGGGGATTGTGCTACGCGAGCGCGTGTTCTTTCTCCCCACGAAGGGACTTTCTGTAACACAATATTTCTTCGTTGTAACATTTCGTGATTAGACATTCGTTTTGGAATGCCCCATATTCCAATCATCGAAAGGCAGCAAGCAAACGCCAGGAACTAGAGGTTCAATTCCTCTAAGTTTTGTCCCCCAAGGGGGTTGACACTTCTAGGCAAGCGAACTAGCTTAGTAAATACAGATGGATCATAGGCGATACGTAAGCACGCCAACCCATTCAGCCGTAACCAATCGTGCCACGGGAAATTAAAGCTTTAGACGCTATCCGGCTAGGAGTTTGTCTGACATTGTTTCTCACATAGGGTTGCAATGATCGGTCACTAGAATAAGAGCGTTGAAAGGGAAAGCCTTCCTATTGGTCGCGTGGTAAGCGGGGCATACTTCGATGGAGCGTGCAGCCTTTGACTTAGCATCTAGGGTACGTTATCTACGATCCTTAACT